GTACATCTTCACTCGCTGCAGTAGGTACAGGTTCAGCAACTGCGGGACAATTTCTTAAATTGAATTCGACTAAAACGGCACCCGAATGGTCCGATGTTCCACTCACATTAGACGAGGTACTCGCATCACAAACTGGTGTATCTAACGTTTCCGACGAGGTCATGACATTATCCAAGGGGTCGGGTGTAGCCTTGGAAATAGAAACAGCTCAATTAGCATTAAACGGGTCTGGAACCGTATTAAATGCACCAAATGGTAATATAACTGCAGGTTCGTTTGCAGGCGACGGGTCAGCTATAACACACTTAGATTTGGGTGATGCTACTAATACCGGTCAAGTTGCTGTTGTTCGAGGTGGTACGGGTGCTACTACTACAACCGGTACCGGTGATAACGTATTATCAGGTTCTCCAACTATCGACGATCCAACTATTACAAACGGTGTAGTAATATCTTCGGGAGGTCTTAAACAGAATTCTCTATCTTTGTTGAATACACCATACGTGAACAGTTCCGGGGTATTAGCGGATAGTAAAACAGCTTTTAACCCATCTAGCATGGTCACGTCTATTAGTTCAAACGTAGCAATATCCGGAAACTTAACCGTAACCGGTAATGTTACTTCACAACACGCGACGGATCACTTCATAACCGATAATATATTTTCGGTCGCACACAACAACACCATAAATAATAAAGATATGGGCCAACACATGACGAGACCATCCGCAAACGTATTTGCAGGTTTTTTGGGACAAACCATGGCTAATGAATATACAATCGCTTACACGGATAGTAAATCCGAAAGTCAAACTATCGTACCAACTCTTACTACACCGGACGGGTATATTACCGCAAACGTTTGGGGTAACGTATTAGCGGGTAATGTGACAACTACTGGTACAGTGGATGCTTCATTACTAAAAGGGTCCGGTGCTAGTATAACAAATATCAACCCTGCTAATTTTAGTACTGTCGTAGAAATTGGTAAAGGTGGTACGGGTTTAACTTCAATAGCAGAAAACGAACTGTTATTAGGTCCAGCATCTGGAACTGCGTTAGATAAACTTTCGGCTTACACGGGTCCAGCAGCTACTACACTTCCACCAAGTGGAATGTCAAGTACTACACAAACCATTGGTGGTATTTCGTATACATCATCCGCTTCTTCTACCGCTTCAGGTACGACAACCTACAACGCTTTTGATCATAATAATTCTACCATATGGCGAAGCGGATCGAATAATGATTATGGTTCAAACGATGGTTATTATTGGGGATCATTTCAAACTGGTTCTTATATGGGTGAATGGATACAGTTATATAGAGCAACTGCAATAGCACCCACATCTATTCAGATAATTCCAGAACAGACAAATGCGGGTAGAAACCCAGGTGCATGGAAAGTATTCGGAAGTACCAACGGTTCATCTTGGACTGAAATACATAGCTCAACTACTGCGGTTACATGGAATAGTGGAAATGGTCGCACGGAAACAATATCGGGGTCTGCGGCATACAACTATTTTAGACTTGTTGTTGGTTCTACGGATTCTTTAACAGTTAATAATACTACTGGTACGGCCGTTGTTGCTGAAGTTAAATTTTCAGCTCCAGGGACTGGTCCAACTGAAAAATTCCTTAAAAGTTCATCCGCGGGTGTATCATGGGATTCAGTTTCTTCCACTTTACAAGCTATTACAGATGGGGGTGCAACAACAACACAAACAGTCGCTTTTAATAACACGACCACAGGTTTAACGTCCGCGGGTGATATCGACATCGCCGCTACAAAACAAATCGATTACGCGGGTGATGTTTTACTTAAATCGTCGGCAGGTGCAATAGCATCGTTCAAGGTCGATAACGCTATAAAACTCGACCCAGCTTACGCAGCACCTACAAATAACGTTTTATCGTTTAATACGTCCACGGGTGAGATTTACGATTCAGGGGGACAAGGTGGTTCGACACTCGATAATGTTCACGAGTACAAGGCAAATGTTTCTATAGGCCCATCAGTCGCATCCGCTAATCTTACAGTTAACGTATTCGAATCGAATGTACTCACGGTTTCGGGGAATGTATCAGCGGAGAGCATTACAATAGGTTCTTTACACATCGCTGCATCACCGTTTAGTTTGGACGATGTTGCCGAAGCACACGCAACCGCAAACGTAACATCCAATGTTCTTCAGTTTACGGGTCCACCAAACACGGTTTTACATGATAATGCATTTGTTACGACGAAAAGTATTAAAATCGGTTCAAACGTTAACGCTACAGGAAACCTCATATCTCAAAATATACAACTCACGAATCCAGATATAACTGCAACAATGTCCAGTACAAATACCATAACCATAGATGCTAAAAATAAAAGCTACGGAACAGCACCTCTCGTTGTTTTAGGAGGCGATCTAGAGAGTCTCGTATATTCAAATCTTATAAACGGTGCACAAATAGTTGTACCATTATTAGCAAATGGTTCAAATAGGACCGTATCAAAAACCGTATCGAATGTTAACTGGTATGTCCAGACAGCAGATGTTTCGATACCACAAAATGATCAAGCGCTCATGACCGTATCAAATGTTGCAGGAAATGTATACATGAATGCAATAACATTTACTTCAGGATCGTGATTTTTTTTAATTTTTACTCTTTCATATTATACATAGGCTTAAAAATAAAAAACCTTAGTATAATATAAAATATGTCTGGAGGTATAGCCCAACTCGTCGCAATCGGTGCCCAAGATGCGCACCTTGTCGGTCAACCCGAAGTTTCCTTTTTTAGATCCAACTACAAACGTCACACAAATTTCGCCCAAACTGTCGAAAGACAGGTTATCCAGGGCAACCCAGTCGCTAATGGTATGTCCACTGTTAGATTCGAGCGTAAAGGTGATATGCTCGGTTATGTCTACATCTCGAACAGAGGTGCGGATATTACCAGTTGGTCTAACAAAATCGCCAAAGTTGAACTTTTGATTGGTGGTCAAGTCATTGATGACCAAACTGACGAGTTTATTAGAACGCTCGCACCAGTTACCATGAGTCAAACGTACTCTAAATACAAGTTTAACAACCAATACTTCTACCCACTTAAATTTTCGTTCTGCGAAAATGCTCAGTCCGCGATCCCATTGGTCGCTCTTCAATACCACGATGTTGAATTGAGAATCACGTGGGGTTCGTCGGCTACATCTGACGCGGAAGTGTATGCCCAATTCATCCACCTCGATACGGATGAACGCACGGTCTTGTCTTCCACTCCACAAAACATGCTTATTACACAAACGCAAAAATCCATCAAATCTGCTGGCAAAACCCAAGAACTTAACTTTAACCACCCAATGAAATACTTGGTCGCGGTTAATGCTATGACGACTGCTAAGGTCAAACTTCAAATTAACGGTACGGATGTCACCGATTCTAAGCCTGCTCGACCACACTTTACATCGGCACCAGTCTACTACCACACACAAGCCGCGGATACAACAACCACCACCTACTTCTTGCAACCATTCTGCCTCGATACGGCTAAGCTTCAACCAACTGGTTCGCTCAACTTCAGTAGACTCGATTCCGCGAGACTCGTTTCTGACGATATGGCGTGGGATAACGACATCTACGGTGTTAACTACAACATCCTCCGTATCGAAAACGGTATGGGTGGTTTGATGTACTCGAACTAATTTAATTTAAATAGCCAGTTATTATAAATGTTCTGGCAAATAGTTTTTCTCGCAGCTTTTATTTTTATAATTACCTACGATCCCAAGTCCGGAACTTTGAATCATCTCGTCGACTCTAAACAAGAACCCGCTCAAAACGCAGAGTGTAAAGAAGGTCACTTCCAGGAGATTCAATTTGCTCAACAAGGATACGAATGCCCCAGGGAACAAAGTGTTCATATGGGTGCGATTATACGAACTTAAAAACATAATTCTACATTTCAGTATAAAATGCTTACGTTCGATCGTGATACCGCAATAATTGTAGCTATAGTAGTGTGTGTTGCTGCTACTGTTTATATGTATTTAGAACTCAAAAACACAAAAGAAGAAATGGAAGGAGTCAAGGGTGTTAATGGTAAAATAACCTCATTTTTATCAAATATTAGACCAATCCCAGCACCACAATCTGTTCAGGTACCAGAAAATAACGATGTAAACCAAACCCAAGTAGAACAGGGAGATGATGAAATTTCAGAAAGCGAGGAAGAATCCTCAGAATAATCATCTCGCTAAATTGTAACTTGCAAATGTGCAATGAAGAAATACAAGGCTATTGCTATTCCTGTATCGTTTACTGGTGATAAACCAAAGTTTCTCACCGTCCGGGATCGTAGATTCAAAGATTGGATTTTCGTCACCGGAGGGTGCAGGCGGAGAGAAATACCGAACCCCATACGGTGTGCCTTACGTGAATTAGACGAAGAAACACGTGGGGTCGTTAACCTAAAAAAAGGTGAATACACGGATTTTAAGTTCACAGTGAAAGAAAGTCCAGGTGTAGAATTAGAATATAACGTTTTCATATTTTACGTAAATTATACTAAACAAGAACAAGACGAACTCGTAAGAAAGTTTAACGAAGAAAAACAAAAAACAAATTTGAAAAAAATACAAAAATTACCCATCAAGCGAACGCACGATGAAAACGATTTTATGAATTTTGAAACACTAACCGATTTTAACAAGAAGAAACAGTGGGATAGGATTGTTAAGAATGTTCTTAATAACCCAGAATTCTATTCGTGTGTGACTTCTATCCATAGAAAAACCTTCTCTATTAAATAATGAAGTCCAAGTCTTATATTTTATCTCAAATAAAAGAACTTCTCGTAGAAAGACATGGTTATACCATGGCAAGAGCAGAAAGGTACGCTGAATTACATAAAGAAGATAAAGTTTACGAATTACTCGTTTTAAAGAAAAAATTATCAGAAGAGGAAGAGTTTCCAGAAATTTCTTACAGAAGAACAGTTTGGAGACACCACTACGATAGTGAATGAATATAAAAAAATAAATATAATATTTGGTAAGTAAGACCATGTCTAAATTTAAACAATGGTGCAAGGAACAAGGGTTCTGGCATGGCTCCAATATATCACATGTGCTCATGGACAAAGGCGTCCTTTCCGTGCCATTTGATAGATTGAATGATTTTTATGAAAAATGTGTAGAATCCTACAATTCAGGTGAAAAGATATACGTCGTCGAACAGAAAACAGAAAATTATAACTTTTTTGTAGATCTCGATTACAAAGACGAAGAAGCATTATCCCCCGAATCCGTAAAAAGCTATTGTCAAGTTATATGCGATAAGGTTAAAAAATTTGGTGGTAAAGACGCACTCATTTCATACGCACTACCAAAACCAGGTGGTAAAGACCTTATAAAAACAGGTATTCATATAAATTGGCCAGGGTTCGTGGTAAACCGATCGTCCGCTTTAGCTCTTAGAGAACATATTATAAACACTCTCAATACTGTTTATGGTTCAAAAAATTGGAGTGATATTGTGGATATAGCAGTATACGGAAGTTCTTCTAGAAAAACACAAGGGAGTGGTTTTCGTATGCCTTGGTCTCACAAAATCGGTAAACACGAAAAGTGTTCGGGAAAAGGGTGTACAGAGTGCAATAACACGGGGAAAGAAACACAGGGTGAATATAGACCAGTTTTTATGTACAAGGCCGGAAATGATTTTACCATGTTAGAAGAAATAAAAAATAAGGCTGTTGCCAATGTTGATATGCTACATATGGCAACTTTACGAACAGAAAGCGACGATCCAGTATATGTCGAAGGCGCCGAACTAAAAATACAAAATGGATCGTTCTCACCCGAACAAATAAAAAACGAATTCAAAGATCAAGAAGTACTTGGATTAATAGAAGATTTTGTAAGGAAGAATTTAGAAGGTCAAAATACAGCGAGAATAACAAAGATATACGAAAGTAATAAACACTTTCTCGTTTCAACAACCTCAAAATATTGTGAAAACAAAAGATGTGATCATAATTCCAATCACGTATGGTTCCATATAATAAACGATACTATTTCACAAAAGTGTTTTTCAACTACTGACATAGTAAGACATTTTGGATTTTGTAAAGATTTCAGGGGACGAAAACATAAATTACCACCTAGAATAACAGATAAACTATACAAGGATATCGAATTTTCAAAATATACAGAAATAAAACCAGAAAAAATAGAACCAGAACAGGAAAAAACAGAAGAAATTGATGTAAAAGAAAGACTCGAAAAGTTTATCAAAAAATATTTAGTAAAAAACAATGATTTTTATATTACAAAATTGGAAAAAAAGAAAAAGGCAAAAACGTATACGGTTCATGTTTCATCATACCCATGTGAAGTATGCAATAAAAACGTACATTTTCAAATTTCTAAAAATAAAATAGAAAAGAAATGTAATTGTATGAATCGAACGCATATTCTCTCAGATAAAATCACAACTAAATTATAGAATGCTAGCTATACTCTTCTTAGCGATTGTAATATTCATGGTATCTTCTTTAATAAAGAGTGAACCAGACACTAAAAAAATACATGATTTAATAAGACAAACCCATAAGTATTCAGGTCTAGACCAGACCGCATACACAGATTTTTATGCAAACATAAAACTTGCATTAGTTAACCTAGATCAAGAGGATGTTTCTAAAAAATCTCTACACAGGGCCCTTTCAAATTTAGATGAAATTGGTCTAAGTACAGTATCAGGAGATACAGAAGTTCAAAAAGAACTTAATAAAATTAATGTACAATTAGAAGCATATTTCAACGAATTATACATCAGGGAACGCATAAAATCAATAAATGAGTAAAATACTTAAAGGAAAATTGTTTTATTAAATTATAACATGGCTACAGGTGTTAAAACGCGATCGGGGAGAATCTCTAAAAAACCAGATAGACTAGAATTATTTGAAGAGGTTGAAGACGATTATAAAGAAGACGAATACGATTCCGATGTTGATTTACTACAAACAGATGACGAGGATTTTTGTACTGATGATGAAGAAGACAATTCGGAAGACGAATACGACTCGGAGGAAGACGAAAATGGAAATCTGAAAGATTTTGTCGTTGATGACGACGATGACGACGAAGAATATTCAGATGAAGAAGAGGAGGAATATTCAGATGAGGAATAACGGGCTTAAAAAAATAATTTTAGAAAATATAAATGGAAGCAGACGTTGGAACACCAATCGAATACAATCCAGATGAATTTTCAAAACCAAATCATTTACAAAATGAAATAGATAACGAAAATGAACCGGAACGTGATGATAATTATTACATTCCGCCTCATCAACAAATATACCCACAACACCAACAAATGCATAACGAAAAATACGATATATTCGCAAACCTCGATAAAACGGGGTATGTTATAATATTCGTAGCGTTTCTACTAGGATTCTTTATGGGTAAGACCATGCAACCAGTCATTCTTAGACC